GACTAGATTGTGGATTAGGAGCCGAGCTTGTATAAACGATAATAGACATTATATTTTCTCCATCTATAAAAAAGAAATTACAGCTTTATACCAAAGATATTAACAATTAATGAAAATTGGCGCAAGCCATTCCCTAAATAACCATCTGCATTAACTGCATTACTTTCCCAATTCACAATGCTTGAATCTTGATTGTTTTGAGTAGCTTCTTCATTCCAAGGATCAGTTGCAGCACAGTAGAATTTAATTCCTTTTCGACCGTCATTGAATGTCGTAGTTAATGCTGCTGCTCCTGGTGTATCACCCCAGATCAATGGGAATGTAGAATCTTGGATTTGTCTCATTTGTCTATAATTGTAATTTGCATGTACAGGATATTGTGTCCAGTCTTGATTAGCTGGAGCGGCTGTAAATGTGCAACTCATAATCTTATATTGAGAAGATACATCTAAAGGTAAAACAATATAATGCAAACCTTGTTCACTTACGTTCACAGATCCAGAAGAAAATGGTAATTGAATATTGGTTGGTGCAGTTGTAACCTGACTAATATTTGAAGATAAAGTACTTACTAAAGTGAATGGAACTGTTACTCCAGTACCTGAATTATAACCAACAGTCGCATCAAAGAATAAAGTTGCTGTTGCTACTAATTGAGGAGCAGAAGTTTCTAAAGCATCGATTCTATTTGCCAATTCAGTAAGAGAATATTGTGGAGCGGCATAAGCAGACCCAACATCATGTTCTGTTGAATCATTTGAACCTGTATACAAAACTCTTTTTAGTTGTTCATCTATCTTATGAGCTAATTTAGAAATAACCCCATCTGTCTTTGAAGATACTGTATTAAAGGCCCAATCGTTAATAGATTCAGCATCTAATTTCATCATTGAATCTAAAACATGATAAGCACGAACTTTATTTAATACTAAAGAAACAACACCAGCACTTACTGACCAATCTGTAATTTGACCAATCTTTACCCAAGGCAATTCTTCATTAGCTGCAATTTGAGGTTTTAAATGACTTGGATTGAGAATAATCTCAGTAGCAACTTTACGCCTTGTGGCTACAAGTTGTGTTTGTTCTGCTTGATTTGCAACAGACCAGAATCTTCTATTGTTTTGTTCTGCATCATAAAAGAATGGTCTTGCTAAAACTTCTGGATAATATCTTGTATGTGTTTCTAAAACAAAACCAGCATCACCAGGTTTTGGTGGTAAGGCGTTGTTTGTATTATAGTAATTTTGAACGTCTGCTTTAACAGCATCGAAACTTACATCGATAGTATTTTGCTCATCTGCCGGATCATAATTAACTACAGATACGTAATTATATTCATCAACAGATGCAACACCAACAACATCTACTATCTGTCCTTGTGGGATTTGAGATAATTCACGAGTATTTTCTTTAGCAGATGAAATGATATATTTGAAATTATCGAATCTAATAATGTCTGTTGTTTGATTTGCATAGGTAATACCTAAGTCGTTAGTTACGCCTTCACAAGCGCCAGTCAATCCTGAATTGACCATCGCAGTAAAATCATTATCTAAATTTTGAAAATCAATAGCATCAATAATATCTAGACGTTCCAAGCTATGTAATTTTACTTTGTTAGCAAGCATTTATTTTATCTCCTTATGGGGTAAATTTAATTGAATCTGAATCTAATCTAAGAGCTTTTCTGGCAGAACCTGGATCTTTGCTTTTTAAAGGTTCTTCACTGTTTCTTTCAAAAAACTGTATGTCGGTTACCAACCCTGCATCTTTTACTATTTGAATCAAAGTAGAAGCAAATAATTCCTGACCAGGCAGTAATGTTGAAACATAGTTAGAAATAATATCTACTATTTGAGTTTCTAAGACTCTTATGTTGGTATTGCTTCTAACTAAATATTTCACATCAAAACGTAATGCAATAGAAGTAGTAGGAACGACTCTAACTCTAGTGCCTGCCGCTCTAAAACCAGTAATTAATGCAGGTTCTGTAGTATTTCCTTCTATTTGATTTTGAAGTTCAGCAATAGCACCAGTGTAGACTTTATAATTCTTAATTTGCCAAGTGTCACCAGGTTGCAAAACACCTTCTTTAATATAAACAATTCCACGTTCCGGAATGGATGTGATTAATCCATTCCCAATGATTTGTTGCTGACCATTTCTATATACAAAGATATTCGTACTATTGATCGGAGCTGTAGCAGGTGCTTCATGATAAAGAATTGTTTTACCGCCGACAGGAACTGTGCCGCTTATAGCTCTACCGTTTTTAGAAACTGAAGAAATATTTAATCCAGTCCCATCATCAACTACTAATTCTGAATAACCTAAATTACTCAAATCCTCATAAACAGATGCGAATTTAAAAACAGTTCCATCTACGCTTTTATAAGTTCTGCCTAAATATTCTAAAGCGGATTTTGTAGTTCTGGATAAACTTTGCAAATATAATTTTGCTCTTTCTCTTAGAGAATCATCAGATTCTATAGCCAAGCCACCATTTAAAGGTTTGGAATTGTATACAGATACAACCGATACTGGCATTGTTCCAATTGTATCTATTTTTCTTACAGAGCAATTTCCAGCGGTACCTGCTTGTGAACAAACTACAAAAACTTCATCAATTTCAAAATCTCCAGCGGGGATAATTACATCTTGAAGAGTATAATAGGTTATACCATTATCGCTTCGACTAACAGTGCTTCCTGCTGGAATTAACAAATCATCAGTAGCATCGTCTCTTCTAATAAACAAAGAAGAGCCACTTGCATTAGAATTTCTAATTCTAGTAATTCCACCAGGTCCTAATTCAGCACATCTTTCATCTAAATCTAGACCGGTTGCTAAATCTAGAAAATAAGATTGTCTAACTCCATTTATTCGCCTCTCTACATGAGCTAATTCCTTACTAACTGCAGCGATAATAGTATGTAAAGCACCGCCAGGAGAAATATCATTTAAATCTCCTCTGTTGACGATGTTAGCTGTGATTTGTTGCATTATTTCTAATGGGGTTCTAGGTGTATAAGACATATTTCTTTTCTTCTCCTGAATTTGATTTGGTATTTCTACTATATATTAAATCAACGGGACACTCAAGTTTATACTTTGATTGATAAAAGTAATTACATTAAGCTTTATATCTGCAATATCTTTCTCAGAGACAATTTCTACGTTCGATACTTTTGCAATTCTAGGGTCTTTCGTTAATTCGTTTATAACTTCAACAGCTATTAGTTTTGCGTTTGGATTATCAGAATCTAAAAGAGCAGGTGAACCAATAGGTAACCCTAATCCAAAAGAAGGATTTAATTCTATATCTCCTTTATTAGTAAATAGTGTATTAGTAATAAATTGATTTAGATTATCTCTCCCTTTAATTAGTCTTAAATCACCATTGTTAATCTCAAAATCAAAGTCTCTAGAAATTCTTATATCGCAACCGTACAAATCTTCTTTTTTTGATATTCTAAATCCAGCGGGTAAATTTATCTTATTGGTTAAACTAAAGGGTATTTTTATTTCTGAACCTGGCTGTACTATAGATCCATCACTTAAAGTTCTATAATCTGTCATTGAATTAAATGATGCTAATACATTCCATTGACCAGAATCTCCTAAAAACTTTTGTGCCACGGATCTTAAATCTTCATTCCCCTGAAGATGGTGGATAAAATAAATATCTTCTTCTATTCTCTCTTGGGAAATAGATGATCCTGTTAATTTTTGAGTATTAGTTGCTAACAACCCTATATTAGAATCAATTTTTAAATAATCCCCATATGTAGAGGGGATTATAGCTTGTTCTTTTTGCTGTAGTGTTAGACCTGAGGTGACCGTATCTATTTGATAAGACGTATCATTTGTAGCATCTTGCGCCGATTGTCTTTGTTCTTCCACTATTTGTGAATCTTTACTAGCGTCTTTCGTGTCATTTCTGGGTCCCAAGTCCAAAGATGCTAAATCCTTAAAAGCTTTTAAAGCTAAATCATTGTCGCCAACAAAAGGAATATCTAATCTAGAATATACACTCTCCCAAAAATCAGCGGTTGTTAAAATCATTACATTCTTTAACGATTCACCAATACTATAAAATACATTAGATATACCTCCAGTTACGCCTGCAGCCGCACCTAATGCGGAGTTTAAAGTTGCAATGACTTGTTTTACATTTTGTAGAGCTGTATTAGAAATGATATTTAAAGATGTTGTGATGCCATTTAAAGCAAGTTCAGCTAAAGCTCCATATCCGATTAGAAAATTAAAGGCCCTGTTTATCAAATTGGCTAATTGTTCAGCAGCGCTTAATCCAATAGCATCACCAGTATAAAAAGCATAGCTTTGCAAGATTAATTCATATTGGTACGTAAATTTATTACCCGTTGTTTTTTGATATGTAAAAGATACTGGCTCTACATAAAATTTCAAATCTTCATAAATAGAAGTAAAGGCGAGGCGATATTGGTATTTTTGTTCGTGTAGCATCTCTCTTCTGGTTTTAAATCGATAGTAATTGTTTTTAGAATTTTGATCAGTAGATAATAAGTGATTATATTTTTTTAAAAATTCATCAAACTCCACAAATCTATCAACGCCATTACTAAAGATTAATTTACCATTTCTATCAGAACCTAAATCTTCTTTAAAACCAGAGGAACCTCTAATTGTAATTTGATGAGAATATAGAGGTGCTGTTTCTCTAATGACATAATCAGATTGAATAGTCCTAGTTATACTAGTTGGGTTTTGTCTTTGAATTATGATTTGAGATGGATTAAAAGGTAGCGGTTGAAATTTCTTAGTTCTGTCTGGATTTTCCAATACAAACCAGTAATGCACTGGCAACCTTGCTCCAATCAAATATCCAATTCCAGAAACTCCACCCAAATCCGCATCCAAGCCCAAAGACAAAGTATTAGATGGTCTTTCTCCGTAATATTCAATGTTATTCTTATTAGATAAACTATTTTTAATATCAGATGCTAAGCTCATTTTTTATTTCTCCTATTTAGGTAATAACACTTTTTTATTAACAGCGTATGTTTCGCAAGTTTTTTTTACAACAGATGCGGACGGCACAATGGTACTTAATGCACTTGCAAGATCATTTTGAAATTCATTAGATTGTTCCCTGAATATCTGACCAGAGCCAGGCACCGCTGTATCGGCAGCAATAGCAGCTGCCTCATAAGCTGCGACAATTCCCGGAGCTGATTTTTCAACACAAGAAGTTACTGCATCTAATTTACTTTGCATAGCAATTAATAATGGAAATAGTGCTTCGATTAAATGCTGTGCATTTGTTGCATAATCAATACATTGTCCATTATCGGCTATTCTTAATGGTCCGCCCTTTAGCTGGATTTGAATGTTTTTAGACTCTAAGGTAGAGAAATTTTCTGATATTACTAATTTACTATCTTCATTTACAAAGCATAAATCCCTGTATGAAATTGTTTGCGTGTTTTTATTCATGTCTGGCTTTGAAGTTTCAATACCATATTTAATTTCATCGCCACCAATCAATCCACCTATAATATAATAAAAGCTAAGTGGTTGTAAATAGGCAAATATTACTCTGTCTCCAATTCTATATGGAGCATGAGAATATTTGGTTGGTGCGCTTCCCATTGATAATGCTTTTACGTTTGTAAATAGCATTTGGTCTGTATCTGATACGCTATAATTGATGGTATTATCATCGTTTTGTATAATCTCTATTATATACCCAAGTCTAATATTTCTATCAGCTAATGTTTCTATTTTTAAAGACATTTTATTTATCCCCTCCAGAATATGGGGTGAATTGAGCTACATACCCAAGCGCTGCACCCTGCAATGTTTTACCGCTTATACCTGCTGAATTTAATTCTGCTACATAATTTTTGTGTTTGTCTCTTATATGACTATTAGAAATAATTCTTCCTCTTGAAAATTCATATGAGGTTATTGCATTTCTTACGCCACTTACCGAATTAACCTGGATGCGATTATTAATCGTTTCGATGTAGCAAATTAAATAAAAAAAATCTCCCTCATTATTTTCAGATAATAGAAAGGACATGTACATTCCTGGATGTATATCTGGATTATTATAAAAAGGCCCAGAAACGCTACCTCTATAAAAATAACAATCCTCTGCGATATTCATATACAATCTCTCAGCTAATGCAGAGCAAAAGATATAAGCGTCTTTTACGACGCCACCTTTAATAGAATCTACAGAAGGAGTATATCCTTTATCGACTCTTTCTTTAGCTTTAGTTTCCTGTTGTACTTGGTCTATTTGAGCTTTATTCGCCATGATTATTTTTCTTTCTTTTTTATTGTGGAGGAGTGTAGCTTGGGTCTGCCTCTGGATCTATATAAACAATCTCGGGTTTTGCAATTTCTTGTTTATTTGGTCCATTAGACAAATCTTCGTCTAAACTCGCAGGGGTTAAATCTACTTGTTCATCAACTTTCTGTTCTTCTACTATAACAGCTTCTTTACTATTATTAAAGTGTATGAATGGGTAGCGAGTTTTATATAATTGTAACCCAAATTTATTAATAGAATTAACGTTGATCATTGGATCTGACAAAGCACCAAATAATTCAAAACCATCCTTGTGTGAACCTGAAAAAACAGATTCTACGTATACAGCATTAACTCTACTATCATTTGCTTTTAGAGAGAAGTTATAGATATTTCTTCCATCTATTGTAGCTAAAGTCTCCACAGTTGATCCTTCGTGTGAAAGATTTATTTGTTCACAATACGTTTTTGACCGACTGTACGGTTCTGTCCATGTATAAACTTGATGCAAGGCGTCAAATGCAGCCTTACTTAATGGCAAACCATAACCAGTTGGTTTAAAACGATAAACTATAGCAGGTATAACACCTAAACACTTTATCAAATTCAATAAAGGATTATCTAGAGAGAGAGGATCTTCCTCTCCAGTGAGGTTTTTTATAATCGATTTTATCTCTTCAGTTTTTCCAGTGAAGGGAATTAACACGGGGAATAATTCCACGAGGTTTGTATCTGGTACGCCTAAGCTGTTAATCATACTCCAGATTTTTTGAGTCTTCATTCCATTAATCATTGCGGAAAAAGCATCTGGTCCCCAAAATACAGGGTGTGAATATGGGGAACTGTTCTTGGGGTTGGATAATAATTGGGAATTATTCTTTAAGAATTGATTTTGGAATGATGTTCCGTAGGCTGTTTTATTGTCACCAACAACCTTTATCGTTTCACCTAACCTTAATAATAGATCAGTAGATTTATTCAATACTCCAAGAGCAGATGTTGTTGTTGAATTTTCTGTATCTACAGATTGTGTTTTTTCATTTAATTTTTGAGATTTTACATATTCTAAAAGCTCATTACTTGCATTTTCTTTAGTAAGTGGTAAGAACAAGGATTTTGGCAATACTGATTTTCCAAACAAAGCCAGCATAGATTGAATAACGTCGGCAGCACTAACGTTTTGTTTTTTAGATTTTTCAATAAAGAACTTTAAAAAGCCATTAACAAAATCAGTCCCCCCGTTTGTTCTAAATTCTCCTGGTGCAGACTTTTCAAAGCCTTGAAAGATAGTACCTTGGACAAGCTCGGATGCACCGCGACCTTTACTTGCTGATACTACAAAATCATTATTCATCAATGGATTTAAAAACCCCTCAAATTGAATAGATATATTCGCATAACTTCTATTTTGAGTTGAAGAACTTTCAGAATCAGCAGTGATTGATATTCCAGTTACCAAACCAAAAAAACAAGCAGGAAATTTAACTATGTTTAATTTTGCAACATCATGAAGTGTCGCTCCTGATGGTCTTCCTTCTAATTCTGCAATTAACTCTCTAAAACGTCTATCTTCTGCTCTTACTGCAGCAGATATATCCTCTCTAATTTGCTTTTCTCTCAAATCCCCTTCAGGCGTAGTTTCTAAAGAAAAATCTTTTTTGAATTGCTCATAGTCCGCTTTGATTCGAGTTAATTCATCGTCAGTTGCTTCTAATTTTTGTTCTTGAATTTCTTTTTCAACTGGAGGTACACGAACTACTATCCAACCACCTGTAGATGGTTGCCGGCCATAATTGTTAAAATTATCAGAAGTTTTATCTTGTAAATCAATAACTTCCAACAATGGCATAATGGGTATGCCATTGAAATAAAAAAGAGCATCTGATAATGGCATTTTAAATGTAGCAGAACCGAATTGATATGGGGGCTTAATCGAATTAGTCCAACTAATAGATGTTAAATACTGCTCCATATACTGCACTGTATCAATATCTGATCTTGGCGGATAATTATTTGTTTGAATCTTTCCTTCTTTATTATTTATTTTGACGGATTGTTTTAAGGATAGAGGGTCAAATGAAGAATCACTTTCTTTAAGAGAAAAAGCATATTCATCCGATTCTGTTGTGGGTGTAAATCCATGCAATTCAATAACTACTGGCGTTTTTAATTCGCCTTTTTCATTATAGAATCTATCCTGACAATATTTGTTTTTAGAATATTGATACATCTTTTACTCTCTTTCTTATTTGATCTTGTTTATTAGTTCTTTTAATCCATCGGAAATATCTTTTAAGGCATTTTCGTTGGATAGTTGTTTTTCAAAATTTAGAATCATATCTTTTTGTGCTTGAGCTATGTTTTTTGCCGTTTCAGCTAGAGAATTAACTGTTTTAGCAATTTCTTCTATATATGAAGCAGATAAACCACCTGTTTTTTGTTTAAGAAATTCTTGTTCTATATTAAAATTTTCTTGTAGTAATTGTTCAGCAGAATCCATGAAGTTAGCATTTAATGTATTGTCGTATATGCTTCTTTGTCTTCTTAAATCTAGCTGAGCTTGTTTTTTTGATATTCTACCCGTCTCACTAGTGAGTGGTACCGCTGCAAGTTCGTCACCATAAGTTCCACCGCCATGAGACATAAAGGCAGTTGCTTCAGAAGCTGTGATTAATCCAGCCGATGCTAATAATGACCCAGCAATATCTTTATCACCAATCATTTCTTTTATACGTTTTTTTTGCTCATAGGATGGTGCATTTTGCATTGCTGCAGCAGCCTTTCCAGGGTCGCCATATTCAGATAAATAAGAGCCATACAAAACTCTCTTACCTACATCTCCGTAAATATCACCCAGAGATTGTTGAGCGGCACCACCAAAGGAAGTTCTGAATCTAGTAGCAGCGCTAATCCCTAATTCTTCCTGATAAGCGGAATAACCAGTAGCTTCTAACCCAGCTGCCGAAGACATTAATTGTTCAAAATTACCTTTATAACCAGCACCTGCTAAGGTTGTTCCTGCTGAAACAACCGCTTGTCTTAAATTTTCAACACCAGCGGCACTATAACCCCTACTCAAACCCATTCCCAATACACTTCTACCCAAGAATGGTTTATCTCCAAAACCGTGCATCTTGCTCAAGCTTAAATTTTGTAATTCCCCTATTTGCGAACCTGAAAAACCAGCACCAATTAATTTTGCATATTCATCTGAATCTAATAGCTGTGTTTGTTTGTCAGTTCTTCTTGTGACTGTAGATGCTGTTGCATATAAATTTTGATATGCATGATCTAATGAATATCCCAATTCAGTAATGTTATAAATATGATCTTGCATCACTGAAGATCTGTCTACTCCCATTAACGCACCACCACTCAAATTCAATTCCAATAGTGGCGTCATTGATTCATATCGTGAAAAAGACATTCTAGATGCTAAGGCTTTTAATGGTGCGCTGATATACTTACCCACATAAGGAGTTGCATCGGCTCTAGATATTAAATCTTGTCCAGCATAAATTCCTGCATGTGAACCATATCCTCTCTCCATCTTATACCCCGCAGCCGCTTGAGCCTTACTTGATTCTAAACCACTTCCCGCTGCAAGATATGACATTAAAGCACTATAAGAAGCACCAGCACCCATAGCAATAGCCCCAGGAATTACGCCAACACCAGTCATTATCGCTGCCATACCACCTGCAGCTAATGCTTGACCAAATTGAGAATGTGTATTATAACCAGCTGCTTGTATCGAAGCTTGTCTACCAGCAAAAGTAACTGGACTTGAAGATGTTGCTACTTCCGCTAATCCTTGACCGTAAGAATAAGATTGAGCGAATTGTCCAACTGGTGCAGCGGTTCTAGCAAGTGCACCTGAAAATTTACCAATACGTTCTTCTCTAACCTCCACTCTATGTGCTTCTTCTGGATTGGTTGCACGTAATACGTCCCTTGGAGTAGGCTGATCTAATCTATTACTTAATCTTCTTGTTCTGTCTTGTGATTCTTGAGCTTGAGAAGCTAATTCCCTAGCCTGATCGTCATCTAAAGGTACGCCGTTTTGAAAAAGATGTAATTCTCTATTCCCCCCTCCCACATCCACTTCATCTATATAAGTACCGGGTCCAAACCTCGAAATAGCTTGTTCCTTATAATAATTCTGAACACTTTGCATACGATCCAAACTTCTTTGTGCATAGTTGCTCAATTTCGATGGACCTTTAAGAGCAGCAACGGTACTAATATCACTCATACCCGACGCCATCATACCTATAGCACCTGGAGTTAATTCTCCTCTCGCATGCATTTGCTGAAGTGTAAAACTAGCATTTGCAGCTTGATTCTGTTTCTCAAATTGCTGTTGTTGCTTTTCGGCTTGTTTAGCCTGTTTCTCCTGCATTTGCTGTTGTTTTTCATAGGCTCTTTCTTGTTGCTTTTGTTGTTTTTCATAAGCCTTAGATGAACGTTCAAATTCTTTTCTTTCTCGATCCTGTCTCCATGCGTCATGTTTTTCAGATGCACGTGCTTCTGTTTGTGAATTGTAGAATTGAGTATTTGATAATTTAGAATTACGAACATCTATTTGATTTTGGACGTTCGCTTGTTTAGTAGCAGTATATTTAGCCTGTTGATTATCTAAAGCCGCTTGGTTATTAGAATTAATCACTTTAGCTTGCATATTAACCTGATGCATCTGGTCTTTGCGAACTTCATTATTAATAGCAGTGTTTAGTCTTTCATTCTGTTGTTTTAGATTTACAGAATGTAATTCACTTCTTCTGTCTTCGGCATTTGATTTACTCTTTAGATTTTGTTGATGAATATCTTGTGAACGTAATTCTTGTGCGCTTGTTTTTGCTTTAACTGCATTTAATTGTTCTTGAGCTATATCGGCACGTGTAGAATATGCTGCGGTTTTAAATTGTTGTTGTGATAATTGATGTGCATTAACAGCGCCGATTTGAGCTTCTTGTCTTGCAAACATTTGTTGCTGTTGTTGTGGAGTATATTCTGCTCTTTTGAATGAACCTCCACCCATTCCACCCTGTTTTGTACTTTGATTTGTCTCTTTTAAAGTCGCTGTTAATTCCTTTAATTGCTTAACCTCTTCCTTACTTACCTTTAAATTTTCTTGATCTGTTTTTAATTGTTCTTTTGCTATATTTTGATTGATGTTTCCACTAGTTGGTCCTTGATTATATAATGCTAATTGAGTGTTACTATGTGAGCCTAATGAAAAACCCCCAGGAGCAGACATTGCAGTTCCTTGAGGTGGTTGATATAAACCACCACCGGCTCTTTGTGGTGTGGGAGCTGAAGAAAATACTCTTTGATAATGCTGTAATTGTTGTTGCTGTTGTGCGAATGGGGAATTTGCATATAAAGCAGAAGGTGGAGGAATATTAAAACTAGGAGTATTTACCGGACCAGGATTTGGTGTTGATTGTTGAGAATGACTTTGATGAATAGCAGTAGGTGTGGGTTGTGATAATGGCCCGGAAGTTTGGGGTGCTATATCAGTATTATTCGCTTGATTAATTATAGCCTGTTTTTGATTCTCTTCTAATTGAGTAGTAGATCTTCTGCCAGTATTGACCTGCGTTGGTCTTGATGGTATTTTTGCCATTTAATTATTACTCCTCGTAAGAGTGGGATGCCGATATATAACTTATTTATTTGTAGCTTTTTCCACAGTAGTTTGCAACTGTTGAAGCATCTTTTCAAAATCTTCATTGTTAGATACTGTATCGAGGAGTTTATCACCAGTGATAAGCTTATTTGTCTTAGGGTCCCTTTTTAAACCATCATCATCTATCTTATATTCGCCACTCAATTGATCAAAAACCTCTTGAGTAACAGTTAGAAGTAATAGTTCCATATTTTCCCAGGAATAAAGATAATTATCCCCGTTTATTAGATCCTCTTGAAGCTTGCTTATCGGTAGATTCTGTTGAAGACGCGGGAACAGTAAAGCGTATTCGCCTCTTTGTCTCACCTTTTTCACTCTCTTCAACGTTTCTGCGAAAAAAGTTTGTTTCATGCTCAACTAACTTCTCGTTAAGATAGAACAATAAATCATCATCTTCCGCTACCCATTTCTCAAACCATTCTGGAGGGTCTTTGATTTGTGCTGTTGCTCTTGCTAATGCGGAAATTCTTAATCTTTCTACAAAGGGCAATTCATCAAAAACCATACCTGATGATAAACGAGAAACTACTCTGGTCATTAACATTCTGCCTTGAGAATCAACGATACTAGAAACTAATGTATCTTTATATGTTTTTCCATCAGGTGCATCATATTCAACTACAATATCTAAATTGCGTGGTGTTAGCTTTTGTTCAATTTTAGGACTTTCTTTTTCTTTAGAAAGTTCTTCTTGAGCTTCTTGTTTTAAATTACGTAAATTAAGTTCAGACATATTATTCTCCAATTGCTGAGTTTCTTATTTTCGGGGTTTATAGATATGATTATAATGCCGCGAGATTATAAAATCAAGCCTTATAAAAAGATTCTAATGGTAAAACGTTAGGTTCGTCTTTAAACATCGCTGCCAATGCAAACACAATTGTTTGATCAACAATCTTTTCTATCTGATTAGAATAGTTAGTGATGTATGCGCATTTTTCTTTGGGAAATACTTCTTTATTTGATTCATCTAAACTCTTTAAATAGTTAATAAAACTTTCATCGAGATTATCTGTTTCATATTTAGAATTTCTTTTATTAATACGATTCAACTGTTCTTGGAAGCTTGGGGCTTCCAGTACAATCACATGATCCGGAATTAACTTAGGATACGCTTTTGCATATGAATCATTTACTCTTAGATATGCAGCATAATCCTCATCACTAAGGATGTTTGTTTTATGCATAGTTTTAGCAAATGCTAAATCACCAAGAATAGAACGATCAATAAAGACTAGATTCTTATATACATTCTTTTCTAGAAAATCAGTTAGTAAGGAACGTCTCCTGTTTAGGAAATTCAATTGAACTTCTAATGCATATAACTTTGGGTTTGAATAATATCTACTCATTAAAGATTCATCAGGTACTGGTTCTAATAGAACTGACAATCCTAATTCACTTAATCTTTTAAGTAATGTAGATTTACCTACACCAATATTACCTTCTATGGAAATAACTATCGTCATTTTCTTAGTTACCCTTCACAGATCCAGTGGCAAAAATCTCAACTGCACCTGATAGTGTCTTTGTCATATATTCTGTATTTGAAACGCCTACACCATTAATGATAATGTCGCGACCAAATAAACTTTCTCTAACAATTAGATCCGAGACTGTCATAGTATCTTCAATCTGGATTTGTCTGGCACCTGGGCCTGGTACAACTACGAGTGTTACTGTCTTCATCTTTAAACTCCTGAAAAGAATTTGTTTGGATAATATAAAACATTCAGGAGTAATTTACAAATTATTGTGCGTCTAAATCTCTAGCCATTTCTCTTATTTCAGAAAGATCTTTTTTAACTGCCTCATAATTCTCAGTGATTTTATTATCAAGTTTCTTGAGTGTAGCTAATGCTGTATCGCCTTCTAGCTTGATAATATCTAGATGAATGTTGTTAACATCTAATCTGAGATTATTGATTTGTAGTAACATTAAACGGTGCTTAATAGCTTGGTCTTTAAGAGCCAAGCATTGATATGCATAACCGAGTAAGTACATAGAAGTAAGAATATATAAAAGAGCCATAATTAAATTCCTCTCTGTTCGTTTGAACGTTCGATTAGTTCGATAAGTGAATAAGTTAAATGCTTTTGATCTGCGTTGTAGGATAATGTTGATACTTCAGATAATTTGTATTTGTGCGCATCAACGAAAAAGTCTTGATGAGTCATACCACCACGGTATGTATAGGTTCCCATCTTACCTGTCATTAGAATAATCAAATGAGCTGAACCGTTGATCTTCTTAACATTTGTTGATAAACGTCCATGTTTATATTTAGACCATTTTACGTCAACCCAAGTATCATGACCATCAAGATAAACATCACCTTCATCCATACCCCAAGCTGCAGGTTTTAGTTCTACATCAAAGATTTTAGATGTATCGGAAAAGGTAAGCTTTGCAAATGCTAATTCAGCCATAACAGCTTCATGTTCATTTTCCATCTTTTCACTCCAAGTCATATTGATTCTTAAATCTTTAGCACCGACTTGGCGAGCCATGTTGTATCTCAAAATGCCAACTTGTCGGCATTGTTCAATTTCATCATCTGTTAGTATAATTCTAAGTTCAGACATTTTGTAAACTCCGTATTTTAAAAGGTTTTTTCTTTTTCTCATGGTTTTATTATATCAAAGTAATGTCAAGTTTTTCAAGTCGTTACTGATTTTATTTATTGATTATAGAAAAATATTTTTGTTTGATTATAATAGTAACAAACATTTGATAAGGAGATTTTATGTTGGAAGAAATTTTAAGAGAATTATCTATCAATAAAGAAAATGTTTATGATTTTCTTTACGCTGCATTGAATAGTTACATCCTATCTGAGCTTGTCAGAAAGTATCTGGCATATAAAGATGAAACAGATAAGGATAAAATTATGTTTATATATAAACTAGTTGCCGTCACTACTGGAGGAATTACTGGCTATTTGGTCTGTGATGATTTAGTATGGTTCAAAGCATTAATAGTTGGTATGTCCGCCGGTTATTTTGGAGACTTACTAGCTGCTTATTTTGAAAAGAAGTTAAAGCAAAAAAGTAAGGAGAATGAATCATGACTAGGAAAGTAACGAAACGTGAGAAGTTTCGTAATGTATGTGAAGAAGTAAATGATAATTTTTTAGATTATGATGAGCCGCTCGATGAAGCGTATAGTGAAATAATTAATCTAGAGATAGGCGAAGTTTACTTATTACATCATGAGGATGATGATGTGTTTTTAGCTTTTGAAAGAGAAGCATATTGTCTTTGGATTTGGAATGTTGACTGGGCTGAGTTTTGGCATCGTGGGAAGTGGCATGAAGTTCTAGAGTCTGGTAGATACAAAGAGGATAATCTAATCACATACAGATGCAGTAATACTTCATTAAACAATAGAGAGATTAAGAACTTCTATAAGAAAAAAGAAGCAATTAAAAGAAAAGAATATGTGCCGCGATTTACTAATACAGAACCACAAGAATATATTTTTCCTGAACAAAAAGAAGATTAATTATCATTAATTACTTGACTAGATATGTAGAATTATGTTATATTATCTATAGTTAAAGAAAAAACTATAGACCATAGGAGATTAAATATGGCACAAGCATATCGTTTAGATGATGAAAATAAAGAAAATGCAACAGGCAGAGTTTTTATCAATTTCTCAGTTAGAGCAGCTGTTGCTCTTCAAATTGATCAAATCTGTGATTCTTTACAAATTGATAGAAGTAAATTCTTTAAATCAATACTTACTTACGTTCTTGAAAGTGAAGATATTGAAGGTTTTATCAAGCCACTTTATGAAAATCATCTTAGTAAGCTCGAACAAAAGCTTATCAAAACTGCTGTTAGTCGTAGATCAAAGCAAGTTGTTTTACCACCAGAACCAGAACAAAGTTCAGATCTTGTAGAAGGTACTACTCCACGTCCTAAAAGAGGTAGACCAGCTGGTCGAAAGAACAATAAGACTCTTGCATTTGAAGCAGCACTTAGAGAAGCATTTGAAGCAAATAAAGTTCAAGAAACAGTGGAGGCCTCTATCGAAGAATAATAATCACAGCTTGCCTGTAACCCTTTGTTATGTTGTTCAGTATGAATCGAGCCGTGTAAAAGCGGCTCTTTTCATTTGTGGTTTAGTAATTTTTAATTAATAGTTCGTTAACAAATCCTCTGTTTGTAGAGTCTGAATTTATAGATCTTGTTGCTTGAACAGTTTCTATTGTATAAGATTTGAATAATTCTCTTATGTTATTTGAATCTGAATTGCTTACTAAAAAGTAAGCTCCAATAGAATGAATATAATCGCATAATTCTTTTACCTTTATTTGCATTTCAAAATCAAATCCCGATTCAGTATAAGAAACAAAATTAGATGTATTTGATACTGGCTCATATGGTGGATCAAGATATACAAAATCTTCTTTTTTTATTAGAGTTTTTATATTTTGAAAGTCTCCACATAATATTTTAGCTTTTTTCAGAGTAGCAGAAGCTGCAAGAATTGTTTCTTCATCACAAATATTTGGATTTTTACACTTACCAAAGGCGGCATTAAATTCTCCTTTTTTATTTACTCTGTATAATCCATTGAAACAGGTTTTGTTCAAATAGATAAATCTACTAGCTCTTTCTAAACTTGAAATATTATCAATATTATTATTTTTATCTAAATCTCTAATTTGATAATAATACTCAGATTCATTTCTATGCTTCCTTAGAGAGAGAATCAAATCTGATGGATTTTCTTTTACATTCAAATAGGTGTTTATCAATTCGTAATTATAATCGTTTATAATTGCTGATTCTAATTCTAAATCAAAAAACAAAGCACCACCGCCTACAAATGGTTCAAAATAATTATTAAACTTTGCAGGCATATTGTTTTTTATTTCTACAAGTAACTGGCGTTTACCACCAACCCATTTTAAAAATGGTTTGCTCATATGCACCTCTAATTCAAACCAATGGATGTTTATTTGAAGTAGTTTTGTTTTGTTCTAATTGCTTAATATCTAGGTTTATAAAAGATAATTGTCTTTCCAATTCAGCAATGATTGAATGTACTTTAGCTTTACTAGAGGTGCTGATTCTTTTTAATTTTTTAGCAATTGCGATAATAGAAAAGACCTTCAAATACATTTCTTTTTCTACTTGCAAAGATGATGGATTATCAGAGTAACCTTCCATTATCTCAAGTTGTGTTTTTAACACGTTTAAAGGGTCTAAAACCTTCTGACCATACAAACCCACCAGACGGTCTGCTAAGTCCTCATAAAACGCATCGTATTTGGTGTAGCATTGAATCATGCCGCTAATGTTTTGATCAGCTTGCATATAATGTTTATGTTGGATCAATTGGACAGTTTTATAACTGGCCAATAAGGAGAATAGTAATTGTTGCAATTCGGACATTTTCATTTACTAACTTTCACGGTTTAGGTTTATCATATGTAGATTATATATTATTGGCGTTTTTCAAACAAGCGAAGTTCTTTACTTTTCACGGTCATGACTTTAAATGAATGTCAATAAACACTTAGAAATTAGTGTAAATATTTACATTGTTTTTTAGCCTAAAAATGACATTGTTCAAATTGACAGATTAGCTCTTAATAAAACGTTTGAGTCTATCAAAATATTAGCGCTTATTCTGTCAGATTATAATCTAAGGAAATTTGCTACCCATGGTATTTGAATTTCACGGTCACGACTTTGTATAGAATTTCAAATCCTAAAAGAAATTTACAAAAATTTACAAAAATAATTTCCTCGGTTTTATCGGACCTACAGAAGTATTTTAAAAATAATTGAAAAATAAAACTTGACATACTAAGTCATTTTAGATTATATTGGGGGAGAAGAGGGAAGAGGGGGCCTGAACGTAATACTAACACAACAAACGTTGGCAGGGAGGATTGGCCCCCAGCCAGATCCGACCGATGCAAAGACGATCCACTGACGAATCGTAAGTCGACTCAGGACTATAGAACTAAACTAAATCTTCTCTACCTGGTAAAGAGAATTTAAGATATTCTAATAAAGAACTAAACAAATAAGATAAATGAACATATCCTTATAAACCTAAACGAATCTAACGATACGAAGGAACCTCTCCCCAGAGAGGGTTCCTAGCATAACCAAAATCATCTAATAACAAATAAAGGATATGAATCACATCATTCTCTTTATAAGCTATTAAGGTATATTATAGCTGCATTGCTTCGCAATAAGGCTATTAGACTATTATAAAGGCAAATAAGAAGGATTTGATTTGAATGTTTATATTATTTGATATTAACGTTTTATGATCCGAGGAACCTCTCCTGAGAGGAGGTTCCCTACACTTTAGACGATTCAATTTCAGATAAGAAGGATTAGTATAACATTCCCTTTATTTGCTAAAGCGTATTATTTTAAGTTTGTTATGATCGTTAGTGTCTTCGTTTTATTCGTTAGCAGGTTCTGTTTACGTATCGTATCTCGTTTCGGGGGAAACGATCTACTTTCCAGTCATTAGGTTTATTTCAGTATCTTACTTCTCTATACGGGTTCTGCTTCGCATTATCTCTATTTATATATGTAACCACTTTTGTATATCGTGTCAAGTCGCAGGTCTTTAAATATTTTATAATATACCTCTCAAAGCCCGGTAGAATCGAAGAAAAAATATTTTTATTTTTTTTAATATATTTTTCTAGAGTTTGATTTTTTGATAAAAGTCGTGACCGTGAGTTTTATAACAAACGTTCTATTATAATTCCTTCAGAATAGACTCTAAAAAAACTTCGGTTACTGAAGTAATTAAAGACCTTATTCTGAAGAATTGACAGATTAGCTCTTAATATTTTGACAGACTCAAACGTTTTATTAGCTCTTAATCTGTCAGATTTAAGAATGTCATTTTTCAATAGAAAATTAGTGTCATTAATTACATTATTTTTCGTGTAAATATTTACATTGTTTTTAGGACGTTTATTGACATTAATCTTTGAGCTTGCAACATCTAGCTGAGAGTTTATAAATTTGAGTTTCAATCAAATCAATATGATCTTGTAGAAGGTTGGCAAGACCAATAACTTCCTTAGACCAATTCTCTTCGAGCAGGCTATAATATTCCTTATAAACATCGAGTAGTAATGATTGTACTTCCAAGGCACATTCCATTTCATCAGAACATTTCTTTTCCTCAATTCGTTTACTAGCAGCTTGCATAATCATATTCATATATTCCAAAACACCAATCTTATCAATTGATGATTTTCCATATAAACAAACAAAACGTTCTGCTAATGAATCATATAGTTCATCTAAAGAATCGTAAATTTCACCTAGTAAAAGATGATCTGAATAATCACCCATTACTTCTAAATGATAAGTGTGTTGGATTAATTCCACACATCTAATAGTTCCCAATAGATTCAAAGTCTTTTCAGTTTCCATCGTTAGTCTCCGATTGGCTGGTTTTATTAATGTTAATGTTCTGAAGTTTTTGTTTTAAAATATCTTGCACAGCTACATTATTATTTGCAAACAAAGTAAATAACTCAAGGAGTAGATCAGCGGATTGTTCTAATAAAGATTCATCATCCTCATTAACTACAGAACCTCTCATTTCCTCGGCGCATTTCAATATTCTCTTTGTCATTGTAGAATTGTTTTTTGCACCAGCAAAATCTTCGGCTTGCCAATAAAGAATATTCTCATGAAGTGTATTTAAATCCAATTCATTTTTAAACATATAAGATACTTTATCAGATTCTCTCATTTTGTCCAGTGTAGCAAATTCACTTAATAACATACCGTCATAGCATAGTGTTGTTTTGTCACCGCACATTACAACACCAACCAAATAAGGATCATATTCATTTGGTAATGCAACAGCTTCAGGAGCAAGCATCTTTGTCATTTGCTTTAATTGAATAGCCTTCAATTCTGATTCGGCTTTGATAAAGTCTTTAATCTTTAACATGTCTTTTCTCTTTTCTTTTTGAGTAAATCTTTTAGTAATTGTTTTGAACCAGATTCAATATGTAAAACATAACTGCATAATAAATCCATATCAACGTAAGTCGACCCGTATCTACCTCTTGTAGTTTTAACATAACTAGATTCATGTTCTTCTTCTAATCTTTTTTTATGTGTATTTTTGCAATAATACTCCATATCAAATCTAAAGGTCTTCTTAGTATCTTCTTGCCATTTATCAATAATGGCATACTTAGTAGTTTCTAATCTAAGAAAATCATCAGGCTTATGTAATGGATCTTGTCCAGCTAACTTCCATACAGTTGTGATGTTATAGAGTTGGCGGCCTTGATTATCTATTCCAAAAACCTCATCGGTAATTTTATCTGACAATAGCATAAACTCTATGCATTGCCAAAAATCAAAATCATGTGGCATTTTATAATCTCCTACATTGCTTCTATTTTGCTTTATTTTAAACGTTTAGTGTGTGAGGTATATGTTGATATGGTCTAACCCTTAATCGTTCAATATAGCCTCTGTTAGATAGTTATATTTCAAATCTGGATATAACTTATTCAAAGCCTCTAAGATATGTGGAGATTCAGTTCCAGGTATTAAAGAACATTCAACACCCAAATTGAGTTTTACAATCTCAGATCCAGTAAAAGAAATTCTGCTAGATTCATTCCATCTAAATGAATCACATAGGAACCACTTCGAGTTACCAGTAGCTTGATCTTGTATTTTGCATAGGATCAAACCTAAGTGTCCTTGTTGCAATGATTCTAAAAGTTGAATCATTTGATGAGTATCAATACAGTCTTTTCTTATTCGATGATTATCCCGGCTCTTTACTTCTATATATCCAGCTAAGTTCTTTAACCAAATAGTAAAGTCAGGTTCCGCTTCACCTTTGTATACTGCTTTAAATCCACCACGAACAAATCCACATCTAGTATATGGCTCATAGTTTTTTCTTAATCTAAAAGAAACTCCCATACCTTGATAAAGTGAATTTAAATCCTCAACCTGTTCCTCACTAATCTTTCCATTCCTTTTAGCAGTGGCACCGCCAATTGCTCGCTTCGTCTTTTTTACGGAACTTCTGGCTTGTTTGGTTGGTCTTGTCATATCTAACTCACTTTACTAATCTAGTAGCTTCTGTTATATAATTATAATATCACATCTTTTTTATAAAAGGAAGCATTATGGATAAAGAAACTTTAAAAAGATATGTACTTGGATTAGCAACTCCAGAACATTCAAAACCCAGAGTTGGCACTGACGGTAAATATCATATCTTTTATATGACGGAGAATTTGATAAATGGGAGAATCTATTTAGGTAAACATACCTGCAAGAAATTGAACGATAGTTATATGGGAAGCGGCTCTATTATTACCCGTGCAATTAAACTTCATGGTGCCGATAAATTCATTAGATATGATATTAGATTTTTTGATTCATCCAGAGAGGCTTTTGAATTTGAAAAGCAAATAATAACAGAATCGTTATTAAGACAGTATTGTGAGATTCTTTATAATGTTAAAGAAGGTGGAATTGGAACAACCTATTACGATGCTAAAAAAGTATATAATTCAATGTCTCCTGAGACTAAACAAATCAGAGCAGATAAGATACGCCAACAGAATCTTTGGCGTACAGACGAAGAGAATAAACAAAATGCAATTCTTAGAGCTAAATCATATTATGAGAATAGAGATAAAGGAATGACCGATGAGGAAAAGGAAAATCATTATCAGCAAAAGATATTAGAATGGTCCGAGAAGCTAAAAGAATATATTGAAAGGGGAGCAACTAGAGCCGTTGTAAATGCTTTGAAGTTTAATAAAAAACCAATTAAATGTCATTTATGCAATTGCACATATATACAAGATCAAATAAAAACGCATATAGCGATTTATCATAAATAAATAATTAAGGTGCCATTTGATGAGTAATGAGGAATAGACCATCAAACATTACGTTCGCCATCATCATAGAAGTTCTATCAACAGCAACTGTAAAAGAAGAAGGTCTGCAACCCTTAACTGTGTACATCAATTTATTTGCGCCAGTTAAATCTCCATCTACACCAGCATCGAAGACCAAAATGTCTACTTCTGGGAACCCATCTAAAATAGCTCTTGTTCTTGATTCAGGAGTTGAGTTTGCACCTGCAATTTGATTATCAGCAGAAACAACAACATCTTGATTTAACAAGGTATTACTTCCAGCTACACTTTCATCAAATTTCATTCTGACAAAATTACAGCTAACAGAAACAGCACGACCAATAGGTTCAAGTTCACGAGTGTCGATATAACCTAAAGTATCTAAGCGAGCAAGAGCAGTACTTTCCATAATAGTTACGCCAGTAGCATAACCAGCAGTAACATATTGGCCTTGCGCATTTTTAATTGCAATGCCAGCTCTAGCTCCAGTAATAATTGGATTTGATTGTGACATATTTTTATTCTCCTAGTAGATTAGAAACGACCAACATTGGCAGTTACGATGATAAAGTTTAAAGGCTCTGTAGCTGCAAGAGAATAACTAGCAAGGAATGTATCTCCGCTTTGTCTAACCTTCACATCCTTGAAATTCTTAATATATCCAAGGGTCCTTTGAAGATTCAATCTAGATTCGATAATACCTTTTACGCTGCTCAAGCTATTCTCATTTGCAACGCCACCAATTAAAGAATCAACAGATAAACGAACATCTCTGAGTGATGTATTTACAGAATCATTTGCAGATACTTCACTGAAAATCGCATTATCATCAACTCTATATGTAGTTACTGATCTTTCTACTCTGAGAGGATTATTACCCAAAGAAGAAATAACTACTAGGCTCTTTTTAATAGCCTTTTCAATATCTTGTTCCCTGCTCCAAACTTGAACAGTATCTACTATTCTAATTTCTTTTCTAGTTAAAGGAATTGCAGGACCCAAAGCAGCTTGTCCACATGCTAACATCAATGCTAAGAACATAGGATCTTTAGTTAATAAAGCACCTGTGAAAGGATTATTTACTTTAACTTGTTGACCAACAACAGCGAAGTTTCTGTCATTTAAAGCATTGATCCAGTTTCCGGAAATAGCATCAATTGTTTGACCGGCAGAAGAGCCAACCCATGCATTTTTCTCCATGCCACCAGCTGCGATAGAATCTTTCAAAGATTGTTTAAGCAATAATTGAATAGAAATATCATCGGTATAAGCACAAAGAATTTGTACATTTTCATGGAACAAACCGTCAAAGCCAGCCTTCCAATCTCCAGAAGCAGCAGCACTTTCAGACCCACCAGAAAAAGATAAGGTTTGAATAGTCCCCGCAACTGGAATAGTATAATCGTATGCAGAACTTGTCTTTGAAGCAAGTAATGGAAGGCCAGCAGCGTTAAGAGCCTTTACTAAAATGGCTTTGTTGGCGGTTAATTTCAATGAGTTTCCATCAGTCAAATCAGCGGCAGTAAATAAATCCAAATCTTCTACTTTGAAATTAGATTCAACTAATACGCTAAAACCATCCAAAACTTCTGAATATTCACTAGAAGCTAACAAAGCTAATAATGAATTGAATGAATCATAGGTATTAGCATCTACATCAATAACATTTCCAGTCAATACACAATTTGCACCGTTAATAGTGGAAGTTAAAGAAGTGATAAAAGAGAAAGTATCTCCAAGGTCTGTGGTTGAGCCACCATCTGGAATTGACAAAGTTTCTGTCAAAGCATTTCCACTCTTGTCCTTACCGGTAACAGTAATAGTATAAGTAGCATCACCATCAGGAGCTTGTAAAGAACAAGATTGAATGGCTAAATTCATAGTAGTTCCCGCATTGGAAACTGCTTGTGTCCTTTGAAATGCAATTGTGAATTGTCCAGCGCTAGTTAAACTTGCGGTAAGTGTATTACCAGCACCATTAAATGCAGCTTTTCCTTTCAAAACACCAAGCTTAACCAAATCAACAGCAATATCAGAACTAATTTCGCCAGTCCCATTATCTGTTAATTTGATATTCATACCTGGCATAGAGGAAGAGCCAGCACTGTCTAATGCTCCATTATTAGCAATAGATAGGAACATGCGGTTCCCACGGCTACCCCAATAAGCAGACTTAACAGAAACGCCACTACCAATACTCAAACCTGCTTGAGTATTTGGTTGAATATTTAACAAAGAAATAGAAGTAGGTCTTGCACCGGTTGATAATGGATTAAAACCATAATCAGCGAACAAAGCTAATTCTAAATTTTTTGGATCTAGAGCCAACAAGTCTTCAGCATCACTCTTCTTTGATAATACGCCTTTTTGAATGAAAGGGAATTTACCAATAATACAAACGTTACCGACAGAAAGACCAGTGCCTCCGGCTGCAACAGCATTTGCCTGACCATAAGTTCCAGGTCTGTAGACTGTTCTGCCTTGGAAGTTTATTGAACTTGGCATGTTTCAAATCTCCTATTATTAATGATTAAAGTAATTTGTTTTTTTAAAGTTTATTTCAAATCTCTTCATCTGTTTTTACCCCAAAAGGGTAACCCAAGTCAATAGCAGATTGTTCATCGAAGATCTTTATTGGAAGATTAGGAGGAACAGCCCCTATATCCGTTAAATCTTCAATTCTATCAAGTAAAGACATATTGTAGATGGAAGAAAAAGTCATAGTTCTTGCGTATATTGCATTACCTTCTGAAATTAATTCAGTTGAAAGATTCACTGGGGAACTTTCTAGAAATACTATATCTAAATATCCTATTTTTAAAAGTTCTTTTTTGAATAGTATCACTATACAATGTATTAAGTGACAAATTCCACGTAAAGAATCTAAATCTGCTGCAAAAATATTTAGTTTAACGTCCTGCCTTAATGCTAGATGCTTAGTGTCGTACATTACGCCAGAGTCTTCATATTCTTGTTTAAATCCTAAATCCCCCAGTGATGAGAATTTATATTGTTGCTCGAACATCTGAATAGTTATTAAAGGTAATTGCTCAACCTTCTTTATATTCGCATAATCTATATAAATTTCATTTGATGTTAGTTTATCAAACATACGGTCTTTCATTTTATCACCTATCATCTCAAATGCAGGGTAAAATATATGTTCCTTATCTGCTAAGAAATATCTGAAGCCGTTCTTAATCAAATGTGAAAAGTGTAAATCCAACATATCAATTTCCCCTATCTGCAAAGTATTGTAGTTTTGCAGTTATTTGAGTTAGCAAATGACGAGGATCATTTTCTTTAGGTCCTGACTGTTTAAGTAAGTTCACTGTATCTCTTATGTTGTGGGGTATTTTAGTAACAATATATACTGGATTTGAAAAATAAGAAATAGAATATCTCTGTCCTTCATCAGGTAATTTTGCGGCGTCACATATAGTCCAATCAATTTCTCCATCATCGGTAACTTCAAAGTCTACATCCTCTTCTAATATACCGTCTGGAATTGTTAAACCATCAACGCCGGCTACATGTAAATACATTACGCCTTTATAGATAATACTACCATCTAAAACAATTTCCTTTTTTCTGATTGGGAAACGAGGATTATCAATTAATGTATCCCCGCGGGTAATAACTTCTTTATAAAGTACAAATGAATCTCTCAATACGAGTTTGTCTCCAAATGAAATTAGATGCTCAGGAGCGGTTGTGAAATTAGCATATGTGTCTTCGTATTTTCCAAAATCCTCAACACTCTGATCAGCCCTTCCACGTGTCATAATCGCTTGAATCTCATTGGGAGAATGAAAGATTCTCCCCTCGCCAAAGCATACAGGACAATCTGTATTTGTTTGTCCTGATTCGATATTAATATCATCTATTTGATCTAAATCTAGACCAAATTCCTTACTATCCTTAATACTGCATGGACATACTGCTTGTTGTTCCCAAGTTAAGTAAATACCTTTTGTTTGAATAGCTTTTAGAAATTCTTCAATTCTAAAATCCACTCTAGCTTTATCTAATCTCTGAGGTGCTGAAGGTAATTGCATTTTGTTTATCTTTCTTAGTAAGTGCCAAAGTTAATAGTTTTGTATTTTCCTCTAAGCTTAGGCATGATTTGTTTTAACTCTTTATAATACATAGTTACACGTGCACCATAACCAGCGTTTGTAGCCGATGCAGTAGTATGTATTTCTTGAGACAAACCATCAATACCTAAATTAATTTGTGCAATACCTGGACCTGCGATTAAGTCACCACTAATATTCAATGGAAGCATCGCTGATAAAATGCCAACAGCTCTAAAAACTAAAGGATCCACAGTGCTAGCATAATAACTAATAACCAAATCCCCACCAACGGGAGGTGTTTTTATCTTTAAGGTAAAACCTTCTTTTGAAACGCCACTTACTTTAATTCCATCAGCATTATTAGCAGTTATAATATCCAACTTGTAAATAGTTGGACGCATAACCATCTCCTCATCAAATAAAACTTCAAATGAAGTAGAACCTTCTGGAATAGTAACTTCTCGTTCTTCGTATTGGAAGCCGGCTTTATATTTAATACTAAAATATCCAGGTACATAAGTATATGGAGCAAATACATCTCCAAATAACAAAGGCACGCCACCTCTAAAAAAGAAACTACCAACGGTACTACTTGTGGGAACTAAGTGAAATTGTCCATGTTCGGCAGAAACGATTGTAGCCCAATCCTTTGGAACATTTACAGGTTGATAAGTACCGAGAGTAATATCTATTTGTTCTACTTTGCTAATTGGTTGTATATCTAATTTGAATGGCCAAAATGCATTTTTATCTTGAAGGCGAGCATCATGTCTTTCTCCCTTTACAGTATAAGGATCAAATACAATGCCTAAATCCATCTCTAATAAAGATACACTCTGTTGAATCGCAGAAGTAAATACACTTTCATCAAATGGCGTACCATCTGCTAACGTTAAATCAACACCCGCTGCATATGTATTTTTTATATATTCTGGGGTTATTAAATCGTAAATAGACATATCAATAAACTCCTATAAAACTGGGAGTTTAAACAGTCCCCAGTTCTTTCTTCTTTTTGGGTGGCCTGCCACCTTTATTCTTTTTAACAATGGGAACTTCTACATTATTTAATAATGAAGGTTCCTCTGCTTTAGTAGTTTCCACCACTACAGGTTGTACTTCCGTAATTGAAAGAACTTCTTCGGCTGTATTTGAAATTACAGCCTCGGTGGGAACTATTACCTCGACAAAAGTGCTGCGATTCTTTTTAAGAATCTTAATTTGATTCTCTGATAAAGGATCAAGCACAAGACCATCTTTGCCAATTAGAAATTGTTCACCTTGGAACCAAATCTTAACTGGTCTATCTTGTCGCATAAAAACTACTCGATTATAGAAAAACATGGTCTTGCACCTTTCAATCTTTATTCAGTTTAGTGAGTTAGACTCTTCCAGTTAGGATCTAAACCACCAGCTGTAGAAACACCAGCATTACGAACAACAAACATCTTGCTTGGAACCTTAACAACGGGTGAACCGAAGAGCATAAGCAAGAATGGCTTAACAGCAGAAACTTCAGCCAAAGGTCTACGGATAAAGTCCAAGAGACGAGCAAATTCCATAATGTTTCCATCATGTTGAGCAAATACAATGTGGCTACAGCTATGACGAGTAATGTTAAAGTCACTCCAAGATTTACCATTGTTAAGTTTTTGTAATTCGGCTGCAGGAACTTCTGCGATTAATCTGAAAGTCGCATCATCAGGAGTTTGACCAGGAGCAACCGCAGCAGTTCTGTAAATTCTATAATAAGTAACATCACCATCGGGCACTAAATTCATACCAACTTGGTCACCAGCAGCGACTAATACATTCCCAGATTTAAGAGAATCAGAGAAGCCCATACTATTAACAGCTACGATGGCATATTTGTAAATACCAGCATCAGCGGCTTTGAATTTAGACTTACCAGCAGCAGCGGCACCTGCATTAGCAGCATCAGAAAATACTGGGGTAGCAGGCTTCTTAGAGCCAAAACCTAAAAGAGGAAGTGTTTCAGACTTGAATAGGAATGGAGCAGCAACTACAGGTACAGCACCATAAGGAGCCATGATAGAAAGTTGAGCAGCACCAAAGGTCAAACCACTTGATTGTTGTTGAACCATGAATTGATCATGACGGCCATGTTCAGTAGCTTGTTTAATCAATTCTGCATGGATACGAGGTTCTACATAAATTGTATCTGGACGACCATAGTTAGGAGCAGAATAAATTTCACCAAGAATTTCTTGCAAGAGTAAAGGTGTTGGAGCCTTACCTTCAAGATCATATTGGAACTTAGAAAAATTAGCACCTGAACCGTCATCATTACGTGCGCCGGTTCTTTCAACTTGTTTAATAATACCATTAAAAGCTAATGGATTAACATCTTCATCACCGTGCCAAATTTGCTTTTCTACTTTACGCATAAGAGAAAGTGTACCACGTTCAGTTTCTTCAGCAATAGCTTGGCGATTGTCGCCGATCAAACCGATCAAAGAAGCAACATCAGATACTTGTCTACGTTCAGCCATGTATTTGATCTTAACAGATTTTCTTTCATATGAAGAAGCGTTTGTAGCGAATTGACTTTCGGAACCGCCACCTTCACCAATGAAAGGATCAACATCATAACCATGATCTTTAATAACAACATATTCATGAAGGTTTTGGCTAACATTGACTTTAGGAATATTTTTCCAAAGAACAACTTCGTTCATGGTGTGAGTTGCACTAGCAAGAACATTCTCAATTGATTGAGGAACTAAAGGACTGAGGGTGCCAGCGGTAGTACCAGCTGGTGTTTGGTAACCAGCTTCAGCGCCAAGGCCCTTACGTAGAGATTCGTTTAATCTGGCCAAATCTTCTACTGGAATAGAATCGTTAATAGCAGGGAAATTCATATATTTTTTCTCCTATGACTTTCAAATTGTTTCTAAATTATTTGGTTATTAGTTTATTTGATTTTAAAATCTTTTGCAACACTATCGAAGGAATATCCTGACTCTAGCATGCAAATAGCCTTGCGAAGTTCATTACGACGATTAACATCTGGACTTACTTTTAATTCATCCAAAGCTTTGGTCATAATATCTTGAGAATTTACAACAGCTTGTTGACGATTATCAAGTGGGTGTGATTCTGGAACGGCACTAAAGCTTTTCTTTAATGGTTGAGCTTGGAGACTCTTATAAGATTCTTCCATCTTTCCTTCCATCATAGCCTTCATTGATTCAAATGCAGAACTGAGAATAGCCATATTACTTTCTACAGCTTTACACATTTCACCAATCTTTTCAAGTGCACCATTAACTAATTGAGGAATAGCATCAATCATTTGTTGCATTTGATCTTGTTGTTTCATAACTAAATCATCAGCACTTTTAAGAAGTGCTTCTGTATTAGCATTATCCACAATAGACTTACGCATATCAACTAATAGATCCTCAACTTTAGATAATTCAACAGTAACATCATCAGTAACAATAGAATTGTCTACTACTACTGGATCTGTCACTTGAATATTTTCATTATCTACATTCATTGTTTCATCTCCTGTATTTATTATTTATTCTTACACATATTAAGAAGTTTCATTGCAAGTTTCAAGCTATGTTCATTATCCATTGAAAATATTTTTGAAATTAATTTTCTTAATTGTTGAAGACTGATCATAACTTGTCTCGTGTCGTTAGTGGTAGGTTCTTGATATATCTCTCCTTGTACAACATCTTTATTTGATATGTCAATCCCAGCATCTAAATTTTCTTTCTTATTTGTTCTTTTTCTTCTAGTTTTTTTATCTTTTGTTCCAAAAGTAGCAGATGCAACATCATTTTCTAATGATTGGGGAACCAAATTAGATATTCCAGCATCGGCTGGTTGTGCGGGTTCCTGATACGCAACAGAATCTTTTTGCAATGAAGACATGACGCTCCTAGTTAATAACTCTAATTCCGCAGTTCTATTGCATGGGTGTGCAGTTACAGAAACATTTAGAATCTTAGCTTTAGTTACAATCTTTGGGTTTTTAACATCTCTAGATTGTATAACACCTTCTATGGAAAATCCAATCTTTCTATTCAAAGATTTAGCTTGTTCCAAAGCTCTGATAGTTTCAATTACTGATTTAGATTTTTCAGTTGTAGTTAGTAACTTACCTTCTACATATGTAGCTTTAGTTCCATCTTCTAAAAACATCTTTTGTATCTTAGTCGGCGCACCTAATATATTCTCAGGTCCTTGATGATGTTCCCAATTGAAAAATCCTTCCTTTAAGAAATACTCCCAATCCAAACCGTCTTGTAAAATAATCTCTCCAGAATGATCTGTTGTTTCTGCACTGGCAATACCGCCAACATAAACAATACCTTCATCATCATCACTATTTTCTTGTTTATCATCAATACTCTTAACAAGTTCAATTTCGGACCAGTTAGTAAATAAAGACAATTCCATAATTGTCTCTGTATTTATAGATTCATCAAGATCTGTATCTGTAGCTGGTTCTATTTCTAATATCTTCGCTTCTATATTAGTATCTAACCATTGTTTAAATTCATCAAAACTAATCTTTGATGAATCAGCTCGAAAGGCTTGATAAGACATATCTGACATATCATCTTTAGACCATCCCATAATAGCAGTAATACCATCAGGCCATACATCTCTTTTGACGGTTCTAAAATGCTTAAATTGATCGGGGTCTTTGATTCTGGCAGTATGTTGATTTTTATAAGGCATGTTAATCTCCATTGTTATTATTTAGAATATGTGTTTTATCATTTTTTTTCAAATTATTATTTATATCATGTTCATTTTCAAGGTCAATGATAGAATTTGAGCTACTATTTATTGTACCGGCGATATTAGATAATGGAAGGTCTGCTGTTTTTAAAAATAAAGAATAAAATAAACCCTTTTTTACATGTTTCATTTCATCCTCTACTATTTGTTTCGCCCAAGCATAACCTTCATCGCCACCCCAAAGTAGCCAAGAGATATAACTATTACTTGGTGGATCTTTTTCATGTTTATCTTTATATGTTGAATGTCGATCAAAAAAAGCCTTCATCCTTCTAACTGTATCGAAAGAGACATTACCTTCCATAAGGTCATTGGCTCTTTGTACGCCAGAGCCAATTCCCAACTTCCCAGCTTCGACTGTAGACAAACCCCCACGTCCATACTTCGCTCTTAATTCTAATCCAAGCTTTGCATTTAAACGTACCTTTTCTGGAGGTGTATAGGAAGTTGCTTTATTCATTTTTAAATGATCGTTCCATAAATCTCTATCTGCTGTGAGTCTTGTTTTTCCACCAGTAACAAAAGAATATACTCTTGCTCTAGCCCAAGCAACTTGAGTTGCACCTGGTCTATGTCCTGATGTAGCCCAAGCCTCTGCGCCTCTTTCATGAACTGTATTTAATATCTTTTCAGATATGCCAGATATTTTAGATGCAGCAGCTATAAAAGATTCTTTTGAATTATCTTTCATTTCATTTCTAACTGCCTGAGCAAAATCTGTTTTGGAATATTTGCTAGGTTTTGGAGATGCACCTTCATCACCAGGTAAAGGCTCATAATTATGTTCCTTTCCTTCGAGACGATCTACAATTTCTTTTTCTCTATCAATTTTAGTTCCTCTTGGGGAACCTTCCAAATATTTATCTGGAACTGCTTTTAATAAATTAAAGAAGCTCATTTCTTTTTCCCATCATCATCTACTAATTCGTTAGTAGTAGGATCAACTGGTTTATAATCAATATTGTCTTCGGGGTCTGGATTAACACTGTAGAAACGTCTTGTATTGAAGTTTTGATCAAGGATAGTGTTTCCATTAGGAATAGGTGGCAAATCATGCAATGCACGAACTTCATTAACAGTCATAAAGGTTCTGACTCTCATCCCATCTAATTCAATTTTTTCCTTCATTGATAATGTATCTAAGCCAGTAAAGAACAATTCAAATCGTGGGTCGATTTGATCAATCACATATCTATTAATCCAACTCTCAATTGCACGGAGTGTAGGTCTTAAACCTTTCTCCTTACTCATCAATACTCTTTCAGAAGGCCCGGCATTATATAATGTATTTCTAGAACCTTCAGTACCGAATATAAATCCAATTTCAGCAGGATCAATTTGATATACAGAACAAGCTATTTTAATTAAGTAATTCATCCATTCTTGAAATTCCATTTCCTTATTTGTAGATGAAAGATTCACTGCTTTAACATCTTCATCATTGTCAGGATCTAATTGAATCAATGGAGTTTTTTTAGAATTGTTTGCACCAGTTAGCATTGAATAAAATTCTCTTCTAAATGAACGGAATAGCTGTGGGTTCATCTTTGTCTTAACTGCTAATATACCGTTAACATTAATGCCATTAGAGAAGTTACTGGCATTATAAATTTCAGAGTTTAACATATTAGTAATAACTCTAATTAGTTCTTCTAATTCAGGGTAACCATAACCTCTATATCTAATATCTGATCTTGGCCTTCTGACGCCGAAACATAATTCCTCAACACCAAATTCAGCAACTACTTTATTATCTATCACTTGTACATAGTGTGTACCATTAGGGTCACGCCTTCCATTAGTAATTTCATCTTGAGATAATTTGGCTCTTTTAATAGTACTACTATCTACATTTAAAAACCCAATAACATCTCCTGCTTTTGAACGTACAACTTCAAAACAAGCTTGATCGTAAATTAAAGAATCTCGAACTAACATACGAATAAAAGATTCAAATGTTTCCTCGAAGTTAATCCTTCTATCTCCACAGGTTCTAATAAAATCTGTGAGTTTAAGAATCTCATTCATCTCGTCTTGATTAGGAGATTTGATACTGTTCTTTAATCTTATTTGGAAGCCCAGTTCCTGACCATTAAAAGATGGTCTTGCAAACTCAGCAATTTGGTTACATCTAGTTGATATAATCGCAGATATAACTGGCACCTTTGCCATAGTTTGTAAAAGATTATGATCTAAACTTCTAGCTATTTCAGTGTAGGTTCCATCTCCAGTTGAGCTGGACATAAAAGAATTTGCAATATCTGCACGAGATATTTCACGACTCTTAACTTGTGGTTCTTCTTCACTATGAAGTGATAATACTTTATTTAATTCGTCATTAGCCAATAAGTTTAGAATGGCATGTTGCTTTTGATCTATTGTCATTTATTTCCTCTTTCTTAAAAGATTTGTTTTATATTACCATCTTATACTGTGTTAACGCAAGTATCAAATCATCCATATATTTTATCCGTTGAGATAATGCAATTACTTCTTTTCCGTAATTGAATGATTTATTAGAAGCGAGTTTTTTACCTGTGGCATATTGATGAATTGATCTTAATGTATCATGATCATTTTCAATAAACATTTCTTCTAACAAAGCGATACTATCAGAAATATAATCACAGCGTCTTTTATTTTTACACCATCTAATGTGCAAACCAAAAGGCCCTCCACATTTCTTTTTGTTTGGAGTAGCATTAGTAAGTCGACTCTCTCTAAATGAAAGAGCAAGTAAAACATATTTATCTACAAATGTTTTATATTCTACAATTTCCTTACATACTAACTGTCGTTCTTTAATAGAACGATGTTGCGTTTTTAAATAGCTTGGAGAGTATGCACCGTCATATACAAAGAACATCATAACAGCACAAATAAATTCACTCATGGCTTGTTTACTTCAGCTTTTATTTCTTCAATCGAATGATCTAGGCTATTGAGTTTTTGCTCAATTCTAGCGATTGTTAAATTAGTTTCATGCAACGATTCAACTAATTGTTTTAATGCTTGTGAATCTCTATCTAATTGATCCACTTTCTGTTCCAATTTTCCCTGCCATTTGGCTTGTGCGGTTTTTTCAGATAGGATTGTAAAACCCAATCCACCCAAACCTAATAATGTAGCAAGGTCAACTCCATTGATATTCTCTATTGGCATGATATTCTCTCCTGTTATAAAACGGCTATAACTAATAAGATATACTTTTCTTATTGATTATTCAAGCAGTTCTATTATCCCAACGAGCGATAGTACCACGAGTATCATAATGCACCCAATCATTATAAATACCCAAACCTCCTTGTTTCATTTTACCTTCTTTGATTAACTTCTCAATTAAGGTTTTAACTTCAATAGGAGACATATCCTTTACTTGAATATCTGCCGCATTAGCAGACATATGTTGAGACTTAACACTGCCACCAACAGCTTTATTACGATCCACGGATCTATATCCTGATAATATTGTGATTGGTTTATTGCAAGCATCCCTAAGAACCTGCAAATTAATAAGCAGTTCAGTAGCGTTAGCAATGAGAAGAGGTGGTATAACATCGTAATATTCCATTTCAGATAGATTGAAATTCTTTGTTATTTGAACATTGGTCTTTTCATGTTTCTGTAGGAGTTTCATTTAATCATCATCCTCTTCTGAGTCGGCTGTTTCGCAGCAGGAGCAGTACTTACAATTACATTCTCCTTCGGAGCAACATTCACAAAATTCAAATAATGGATTTGTACATGAACATTCCTCATATTCACAATCGTGTTTCATTTTAATTACCTCGTTTGTAGTGGTTCTTCTTTTTCTAAATCTCTTTGTTTTTGAATATCAATTAGTAGTTCAGCTTTATTAACTAATTCTTTTTCTAGATATTCCACCTTACTCTCAAGTTCCTTCTTTTCGATAAGATGAACTTTCGCAGCAAGTGCTTGTGATTTTTCTACATTCTTTTTCTTTAATAATTTTAATGCAGCTTCAGCAAACATACCGGATAGAAATGCAACCATCCCAGCCTTTGCAACAAACGATTCATTAGTTAAAACATAAATGACAATAGCAGCAGTGCCACTTAGCATATGCATATAGAACTGACGTTTAGCTTCATCTAACTTCTCGAAACTTCTACTAAAAGTTTCGGAGATTAATTGTGCACCAAACTGTCCAGCAGTTGCAGACATTATAATTGCTTCAATTAACTTTTGATCTAAATCCATTCTAATTCTCCCTTAGACAATAGCCAGTAGCGACTATGGATAATATGGAAGTTACTCCATTGATGATTAAGTGTTTATCTTCTTTACTGTTTTTACATTCTTCTAATTGATTCTTTAAAGCTTTATTCTCTTGCTCTAGCAAATAGATATGCTGTTGCATCATATTTAGTTTAGCTGGTTTGACATAAAAAGAATCTTGAGAATATGCAACCCCACATATCATTACAAACAATAATAGATATTTCATTTTAAAAACCCCGTAGAAAGAATTGAATAGTACAGAGTATTATATATAGATTATTAAATCTTAAGCAAGTTTAAGCTCTAGGTAGTTTAACTAAACCTTGCGAAGAGAAAGGTATTTCTACCCATCTAACACCAGTCCATTGAAACATATATGCACTTGTTTGCAATTGTCCATATTTAGCTGATACTAAAGTCTGAACTGGAGATTGACAAGTAAGTGTACATGTAGAAGTGGTATTATTATTAACTACCAACAATCCAATCCAATCACCAACTTGAGGATTTACTGGTGTATAGTAAGTCCAAGTACCTGCTGTTGTTCTTTCAAACAACATGTATTTATTCAGTTGAGTATCTGGAATTTGAGAAATACCAGCAAGAGAATATGTATCAGTACCAACTACTAATTCTCTTACAGTTTGACCAACAATATCTGCTGATGGAATTGCTCTAATCAATATATGACTTTTATGGTTACCAACAATAGTTAATGTAGAAGTTGCAGAAACATCAAAATAATAAGGTGCGCCTGTTAACCACTCATCTCCCTTTGCAATTAACTTAACTACTTTTGCTCCAGATGTTGTATCTACAATTTTGTAACCACGGTAACCACGTCCATTAGCGCCTGTTATTAGTTGATCAGAAGCATAATGACTAGCCCATTTAGGTACATCAATATCAACTCCATCAATATTCCAAATAAAGTGATTGTTAAATCTTGCACCAACACCACCTGAATAGAACATGTAAGGATCAAGTACAAAAATATAACCTTGGGGAAGTGTAATGCCGTTAGCATCTACAGTAATTCCTTCAATATATTTTCCTTGATGATGCCTTTGTCTTGTGAAGAATTGATGCAATTCAACACCATCTAAAATTTGTGGATTATATGTAGGATCTGGTGAACCTGCTACTGAATCAAATCCAGTATCTAAGCTGAATTGACTCATATTTAAAGTTTCTGTAGGGATAAAACTCATCTTAAAACTCCAAACTTAAGTAGCGGTTAGTAGTATTACCAGTACTATTGGCAAAACTGGTGGAAGTTCTATGCAAAACACCAGCAATGCCATGAGAGTAAGGTGGGTACCATCTACTAATTGGTGCTGTATACGTCGTTGAACCTGCATTTGTAGCACCGTCAGTATCATACATATCCCAACCTTGTAAGAATAATGCACTTGGCACCGATGGTGTGGTTTGAAAAGCATAAACCCACTGTTGATTTGCATAATTTACTGCTGATTGAAGCTTCATCCAATTGAAATGAAATGTATTAGACAAAGTTAATCTGCTACTTACATAGTTGAAATTTGTAGTTTGAGATGAATCTACAGGGGATGTATATGCTTGACCTGACCAAGTAAATCCATGCTTCATTACTATACTTGTTTTACCTTCAAAACTCATAATGGGAACCTCCATACTGTTAAAGAAGCTGATGTAGATAATCTTTGACCAGAATAACCTGCATTGGGATAGTTAATAGCACAATAAATATCAGAAGTTGCATCACATACCACAGTACTTAGATTATTCTGTTCATAAGTAAAAGTTGATGAACCTCTAGTATTGCAAGTATTTCCTATGACATTTGCAGTGCCATAGTATTTATATGCGAAAATCCTCCATTGAGTAAAACTATTGGCAGTATTTGAAGTTTGAAAATCCATTTCAAAGATATAACGGTAGCCACCTTCAAATTCTAATGTAGAAGTTCCATTACCAGCCAAAGCTTGAAATGTCCCCTCAACAAAAGTAAGGTTATTAAGCCCTGAAGTAGGCGTCCTGAATATTGCAACCCCTGGAGTTTTAGTCGGGGAATTAATCATAAAAGACATTTATCAATACTCCTATTAAATAATGGACCAAGAAGTTCCATTAGAAATTAAAGTAAGAGAAGCATATTGATTAATCAATTCAGTACCAGCAGTAAGACCGTCAATAGCCTCACCAGTAGCAGGTCTAATTTGAACAAGTGGTGCTGTTAATTTCTTGAATGTAAGTTTCAAACCTGCATTTCCAGCGGCAGTAACATTTGTCAAATTAACTGTTTGTGTTGCGGTAGGACTTAGAACATAAAGAACTTCAATTACACCACCAGATACAGTAGGAATAGCATATGGAGTAGTTGTAGGTGCAGTAATAACAGTTGCTCTACTCATCGCAGCGCCAGGTGCTGAATTAACCCAGTTTGTTCCATTATAAGAAAGAACTTGTCCGTTAGTAGCACTTGTAATTACAACATCTGAACAAGCATCAATAGAAGGTAATGTTGTTAGATTAACACCACCAACAGCAGGTAGACCAGAAGCACCCAATACAGGAACGTTTCCACTTGAAGTTCCTGTATTTGCAACAGCAGCAGTTCCTAATCCTAAATTACCTCTTGCACCAGCCAAGTCAGTTAAACCTGCTAAATTCCCTGCTTTGGTTAAAGCCTTACTATTAACCCAATTATTCATATAAATACGATTAACAGCCTTAACATCATATGTATCATAATCAACGCCAGCAGTTGGAACTTGAACGTATGTAGCGCCAGCCATAGCTACTATACCATTAAATGTATTTGTGCTTGTCCAAGTATTGTTTCCAGATAAAGAAGCTGTGGTTCCTAATTTAGTATTAATCCCAGATAAATGACTATCAATCTTTGCATTTGCAGCAGTATAGTTAGTAGCTGTAATTCCGGAATTAATATCATTACCAGTCAAAGTTACTGATCCTGTTGCGCCGTTTACACTTGCAACTCCAGGTGCTTGATTAACTACATTGAAATTACTTGATTGAACAACGCCACCAGATACATTCTCTTTAAATATTAAAAGGTCGCCAATAATCAATGTTTGACCTGCCAAAGTACCTGCTGCTGTAACTACATAAACATCACCAACAACGGCACTTGCTAAACTTGGCAGACCTGTTAATGCATTGTAACCACCTCTATAAATTAAAGCTCCAGTAATTGATCCTAACTTAGTTGTGACCCATGCAGTACTTGCAAATTTAGTACTATTATCTGATGTTGCAAGTGTATATGTTCCATCATATTTAGCATCATTTGCAAAAGTATTAGCTTGTGAGAATAGATTAGCTTGTCCCCTACCTGCTTTTAAATTAAATGTAGCATCAACACCTTGTAAGTGTGCCTTAATATCTCCGGTACCACCATTATAATATGATGGAGCAAAACCAGCTTGAATATCAGCACCACCAAGAACAACAGTTGCATCTGTATAACCATTGATTTGAGTAATACCAACAGAACCTGCACTTACATTTGAAGAGATTGTTCTAGTCGCTTCATCATAAGTAAAAGTAATATCTCCAGTTGCAGCTTCAAACATAGCACCAACAGTATCTTTTGCATTATTATCTGTATAACCAGCAGGTACTGAATCGGCAACCCATTTAGAAGTTGTATTATCCCACTTCAAGAACTTACCATTATCACCAAGATTCTCAGCAACGTTTACATTGTTTATATCGCTCAAATTATTGATGGTTGGTACATTCCCAGCGACTGTATTTAAACCTGCGTCTAAAGCTTCAATAGCGGCCTTAAATGAAGAGTTTCCAGTTACATAATGAGTAGATGAAAAGTCTGTTTTTGTACCGTTACTAGATAAACCAAGAGAAGTGTTTTGAGCAGTATTGACTGTATTGTTATTATAGACTTGAGTATCTAAAACATTCAAAGCGCCAGTAATAACTGTTTGTGCGCCCAAATAATAAGAAGTTGGAAGTGACCAACTGTCAGAACTGTTCAAACCAACAGCAGTTCTAATCCCACTAACACTTTCAAATCCAGCAACTGCATTATCAACATAAGCAGTAGTAGCTACACTTGTTGAATTATCCCCAGCGGTTTTTGTTGTTGCAATTAAAGCGCCGCTAAATGTCTTATCCCCAGTAATAGTTTGTGAACCTGCTAATTTAACAAAATCACTTGAATCTAAACCATCTAAAAGATCAGCATCCAAACCAGAAGAAGCACCGTCAACTGTTTTGATCTTAGTCAAAACATCAGAAGCTGTATAAGAAGCACTGTCTAATTTCGCAGCCAATTGATTATCTACATAAGTAATTGTTGCATGAGTCAAAGCATCAGCTTCAACACTTCCTAATCTAGTATCTAAAGCGTCAGTAATGCCAGTCACATAACTTTTAACTGTTTGTGTGGATGGTGCTAAATTATCTGTATTTATATTAGAAGTTACTGTTGCTGTTAAAGCTCTTTCGTCAGTAAAGAATAATTGAGAAGGTTCAGAATTTGCACCAGCACCTTCTTGAATGTCACCAGTATATAAAGTAACATCTCCAATTTGACCATTAACTTGATTAACAGGAGCCGTTGAATTATATAAACCAATCCATGAAGGAAGATCAGCATCATAAATATAATTACCATTATTGGCAGGCGTTGGATCATTAACTACAATCGCAACGTCACCAGTATTTATACCTGTCAAAGCATCTCTATCTGCAATGGTTTGAACTACATAAGGTTTTGTCAATGCAAGAGGAGGAATGTGATGATTTGGAATAAGACCGTTACTATCTAATTCAGCAACGCCATTAGCAACACCCTTCATTGAGGTTAATAGAAGAGTATTATAATCACTCAATTGAGAAGCGGCAGTTACTAAGGTAGGTTTGTTTGTTAATTGATTATATGAGCCGCTGAAAGTTGTAATTACGCCAGTCCCAAGATTCACATAATCTGAAGTTGTGCTGAACATCTTTACTGTATTGTCAAAATAACCTGTTCTGCCAACCAAAACTACACCGCTCGTTAGGTTAGTCTGTAATGAATTAAGACCAGAACATTCAGTGACAATGATTAATGTTGGAGAAGCTACATTTGTTGGGATGATTCTTTTATTTCCAAAAGAACATCTATCAAAATAAACAATGCAATTAGTAAGGTTAGAGATATTTATGTTTTGATTTTTGAAACTACAATCAGAAAAAGTAATAAATGTCGCAGTACTATCAGTTGTTCCGTCAATAGTAACTCCGCCTTGAAATTCACAACTATAAAAGAAGTGTCTACCTTTTGTGCCATTAATAGTCAATGCACCTTCAACTTGAATATTAGCAACTCTAACTCTTTCAGAAGTTCCGCTAACGGTCATTCCCCTACCAGCTGCCAATTCACATATTGTTGTACCAGCATCAGGAGCAATAACTGCAATGTTTGTTTTGTCATTAAGAAGTACTGTTGAGCCGCCAAAAGAACCTGAAGTTACAAATACTACTTTTCCTTGCTGTGCGCCGACATTATCAATCTCTGTTTGAATATCTGATAATCCATCATTCGCATAAAAAGAATTACTATGAAGATGATGTAATTCAACATCATCGATTCTAGTATCAATGGCAGAGTCTGCATTTTGTCTTGCAAGAATTTCAGCATTAATTTGAGCTTGAAGGTCAGCAACATCATCAATTCTATCTTGAATTTCAGCAGGTAAATCAATTTCTAATTGATCGATTCTCTGATCAAGACCTGTAAATTGAGCGACAGTAACATGATCATTTTCAAGAGCAGAAATTCTATCTACTTGATTAGCATCATTACCTTGTCTCTCTGTAATTTCAGCTTGTAAGGTAAGGTTCAGAGTTTCAATATCTTGAGTATTGGCATTGATACTGAGAGTCAAATTAGAGTCTGCATTTGTTCTTGCTGTTTGTTCTGTCTTTAAAGCAGTATCTAATAATTCAATAGCGTTAGTAATACTAGTCGCTGTGCTAATAAAATTTCTACTTGGATCTGGAGTTACAAAATTACCATTAGAATCAATCATTACACCAATTGAAGTTTCGATACGATCAACTTCATCTTGAAATGCTTGAATATCATTAATCCCTTCAATACCTTCAATAGCAGCAGCTAATTCACCCAGAGTATCTAATGATTCTGGAGGTGCTGGATCTACACCAACTATGTTTTGTAAATCTTTTTTAGAAACTTGATTTGTTAAAATTGCCATTTGGTTATTCTCCTATTATCTAATAGCCATGAAGAAGGTTAGATATGCAGTAGGTGCAACAAGTCCTGTATTTCTAGTAACAATCTTAACGGCATCGAAACGATAATTTTCATTAGATAATAAAACCCCATCAATTTCAGTAGCTTGTGTGACGTAAGTAATGAATTGAGGTGCATTTACTGGTCTAACATAAACATCATATTCGCCATTCAAACCTAAATTAGTTAAAGAAACTTGTAGGCAATGATGAGTGTCTGCTGGATTAAATCCAATTGTTTGTTTATCAATGATCATGTCTTTGAAGCCACCAAGACCATTTGATTCAGCGGTAACGATAATTGTTTTATATGACATATATAATCTCCTGGGAACTTTAAGTTCCGTCATATGGATTGTTAAAATAACTTTAATCTATGTCGAAAAGATTTTCAAGCCCAGGCAGTTCATTCCATAAGATTTTTAAATGTTCTGCTTCTGCATCTTTTCTATATTGTTCCTCAGTATATTCATTTATCACTTCCCCGTCTATAGAATATGTAGTTTTTTCATCAGTGCTTACGGAGTATTGAAAGTTACCATCCTTCAACGCCGTTTCACAATGAATCATTGCCATGACAGTATCATCATGTTTAGCTTTACCAAATTCATATAGTTCTTGAATTAGAATATCTGTTAGCGCTTGATCTTCTTTTGTTTTATATGGTAGATAAACTTTACCATTCTCAAATAAAGAAGCCAATGCAGGAATGGCTTGTGCTTTTGTATTTTGCGTTGTTTGGATAGGTTTAAATGGAAGGTCTGTACTTTCTTGCAAGTTTAATAAATGCAAAGCTCCAAATGTATTTTTTTCAACACCAATCTTTTTAACTCCAAAACCATCTCTACAAAACTTCATATACTCAATAGTTACATCACTTACTAATTGCTTTGGAGTTATACCTCTATTCCTATACAAGCCAATAATATATCTATTTCCTTGATTGTCTTTTAGTATTGTCATTCCAACTGTATAATCTGTATCGCCTTTCTTGGCGGCTTTTTCATCAACTAATAAAGATAAATCCCACCCCTGACAGATAGTAGATTCTGCAGATAAATAACCAGGTATATATCCATAAGATAAATCCCTTCCTTTTTCTTTAGCATCTTGAAGCCATGATGATTTAAATAATGTAGCTGAATCATCTTGAACTTCGTTTTGAAATTCACGAGTAAACATTAATGACCCAGCTGAATTACGTTCCATAACTAATAAGCTGAGTGGCCTTTTTTCAGGCCACAAACACTTGCCACCAATAACTTCCACATCAATGATTCTTTCTCTACCTTGAGTATCTATTTCTTTTACAAAATTAACTTTCTCAGGTTCTTCAATAATCGCTTTATCATGTACAACAGTAAAGGTTGGATCCTTTAAGAAGTATGCATAAATATCATCATAGTGTTTCCTAGTGCCTAAACAAATCAATATACCACCACGACTTAACATAGGTGCTAAAGTACCGCTAAACCATTCTCTATTCTTTTGTCTCCCAGAGGCACTGAAACATGTATTATTATCTTCACAATCGTCCATAATGATAATATCAACGTGTGCACCAGTAATAGATCCACCAATACCAACCGCTTCAATAGAAGGGTCGATAGTATTAACTTCTCTACTTAAATAGATTTGAGTAGCAATTGATTTACTATCCTTTCCAAAGAAAGGTTTTTCAGCTGCAAAATCCTCAACGATTCTTTGAGATTCAAAAAATCCACGGCACATCTTTACTCGTTTTTCCGCTTGAGAAGTAGATGCACTAACCCAAAGAATCTTTTTATTTCTATCTAAACATAATGAACGGAGAGTGTGAATAACAGATAAGTAAGATTTGCCATGGTCGCGAGGTGCTAATATCAATAACTTTTCTTTTGTATTGTTCCTAGCTGCTCGTTTAGATAATTCTTCAACTTTCAAAAGCCAATTAGCTTGATGTTCTGCATATTCAAATCCCATATAATATGTCGCAAAGAAAGAAGGATTAACTTCTGCAAGTTTCCTTCTCCCTGCCGGCGTATTTATTAACTTTGAAACTACATCCATTTACTTATTTTCCTTTGGTTGCTTTGCTAACAAGTCTCCAATTTGAGTTAGAATTGAATCATCTACATTGTCAAAGCTACTTGTCAAATCGTCTAATTGCTTTTCCTCTTCGCCTTCTTGATTCGACTCCATCTTTTCAAGATAGAGCAAACTAGATGTTCTTTTATTACATTCAAGAATAGCAGATAGGAATTTTAATTTATCAGTAGGTCTTGTAGCTGAAGGCATTTCATCCCAAATAAAATCTCTAATTCTTTGTATTTCAAAAAGAAGTTCATTTCTCTTTTGATGAATATCCTTTTGACGTAAGGGTTGCTTCCATCGTTGTTTAATTTCTCTTACTAAATCAGATAATGTTTTATCATCTAATCCAGATTCGATTTTAACTTCAACGATCTTGTGTTTCATAAAGAGCATTGCTTCAATATTAGTAATGAACTGTTCTTTTTCCTCGTCAGTCCAAGTTCTTCTATTTTTATTTTCTGGCCATTCCATTTTATTTCTTACTCCTTACGTAATGTTTTTGGATTAACTTGCCTACAATATCTCTAATTGGCATATCAAATAAAGATAATGAAGGGTCGCCTTTTTCATCTAAAAGGTCTTCGGCAATTTCAGGTATTATTACTTCTTTACATATTCTTTCCATAAGAGCAGTTTCTTTAGCAACAATCTTTTGTTCGCTTGTTGGCAGTGGATACATCTTATCAAAGTCATTAACATCCCCGGCTCTATATACCTTCTGATAATTCAAAGCTAAACTTTCTCTCATTGATTCAAAATATGAATCTAAGATACTTGCTATTAACTCCAATCCAAAAACATTAAATATATTCAAAAGATACAATTGGAATGTTTCGAGTGATGATTCGGTCATTCTTGTTAAAAAACCAATAGGATCAGGTTCGTCTAATGGAACAAAATCAAACCATCGTTTCTGACTAACTGCATATTGATACATTAGCACAGCATGTACTTCTGCTAAATTGATTTTGAACATATGATAAATCAAACCCATGAATTGTTGCATGCACATAATACTAGCAGTTTCATATCCAAGATATGGCATACGATCTACTAACTTCCAAACGGCATCATGATGTACTGTGTTTAGAATATGTAATGTTAAGGCGACTTGAGTATTATCATCTATTTCTTCTTCAGAAAGACGTTTCATATAAACATCTTTCCATTTAGATTCATAAATACCCTGACTATCTTTAGGTAGATAATCACTCTTGTAGTTATATTGTTGCATAGTTTTACTCCTGCGTTTTTAAAGATCTTTGATTTTTCTTTTAGTATATATTATAATGATAGATGAATCAAGCTAAGTTAAACAAGTCCACAAGGAAACAAGATGTTCAAAGAAGTAAATCACGTCTCAGCAACTAGCATTGCGTTATGGAACGCATGCCAAAAGAAATTCTTTTTCAGATATATTCTTGGAGAAGAAATACCAGTTAGTGGTGCAATGAAATTAGGCACCGACACACACTCTGAATTAGAAAAATATTTGAAGGAAGGTAAAACTCCTGATGATGCAAAGGATCATGGACGAATTGCAAAGAAGGGTTTATCTAAATTAGAACAACTTGGGATTAAACCAGGTGGTGTTGAAGTTGAAGTATCATTAGAGAAGGTTCCTTTATTAGATAAATTGCCAATTCCTTTTAAGGGATATATTGACGTATTGGATCGTGCTAATCGAAGGATCCTAGATCATAAAACAATATCTAATAATAAGTCGGCATTAACTCCTGATGATCTTAAAACGAACGTTCAAATGATTGTATATGCAAAACATCTATTAGATAATCTTGAGGATAAAGAATCAAAAATTACTATCACTCATTTATATTTCAATACAAAGAATAAGAAAGACGCTTTTGAATCGTCTGTGGAATTAGAACCAGCTTATATCAATGAGTTTTTTAACAAAGAGATTAGAAGTGTAGTTGAGCAAATCAAAGCATTTGCCGATAAGTTTAAAGAACTTGAATTTCCAGATGATGAAATTGGCAGAGCTGGGCTTCCAATTATAAATGCAAATCAATCTAACTGCTTTACTCATTGGATGAAATGTCCATTCGCTGATCAATGCAGTAGCTACAAACCATACAAGCCAACAAATGATGAAGACCTTACGCCATTCATTGTTGAGTTATTAAAAGAACATAAAACGACGTTTAAAACAAAAACGAAAGAGAAGGAGGAAGATATGGACTTAATAAACAAAGTCGCAAATACTACTAGCAGGAGAAGTAAATACATTGTTCCTGGAGAATATCTTTTGCAAGTAGACAATATGTTAAGTGGCACTACAAAAGCCAATAGAGATTTTGTTGCTATTGAATTTATGGTATTAGAATATACTGGTGAAAATGACAATGAAATAAAATCAGGAAGTATGGTTACTCACCTTATGCTAACTGATCAAGGTAGCACCGCAAAAAACATCAGAGACTTTCTTTGCAAAGTCTTAAACGTTTCAGATGATAAGTTGACAAAGCAACATGTACAGGACGCTTTTACTGTTGACCAACGAGGATTTTCTCCATTGAGAGGATTGAAAGTACGGTGTTTAGCGAGAGATACAACTACAAAGAGCGGAGGCACATTTACTATCATCAATTACAAAACAGAATAGGTGAAGCTGGCCCCCAGCCAGCGTACGCATGCACGTACATACATAAAGCTACCGTGTTTTTTCGCCGCACTTTCTCCCCTTCCAAATAGAGATTATTCTAATTCCTTCCTATATACTCCCTCCTATATTAAATTCTCATATAGATTATCTTTTATTAACCTTACACCATATAGAAGTTAGTATCATTATCCTTATTTGTTTTTGAATAGAGAGTCTGTTTCACATCAAATAAGTTAGTTTGATAAATCTTTGTAAAGATTTACTGGATGAGAAGTTAGTCTTGCATCTAAGATTAGTTTTGCATAGATAGTTAGTCTTGGATCATAAAGGATTTGTTTTGCGTAAAGAGTTTGTCTTGTGAATTGAGTTAGTATTAGATATTAGGTTTGTTTTGGATCGTAAAGAGTTAGGTATTGGGTTAGTGAGTTAGTCTTGAGTTGGAAAGAGTTAATATCGAGTTAGTGCATTAGTATAGCGTTGGGTATTACTCAACACCAAAATCTAATAATAAACTATCTCAATATTGGAAGACATTTCGGAACAATTCTCTTTAGTTTAAGAGATGATTTAAATACCATATAGGTAAGTAATAAGTAAGTGATATTACGAAGTAGATAAGGACTAGGATCTAATATACTAACGTTCTATATAGGATCATTAACTATGTGACGGAACCCCTTAAAGGGTTCCTACGAATTATTAATTAACTTTAGGCTGGTAAGGATGAATGTACATCATATCCTTATATGCTGAGAGTATATTATATTAACCTAGGAACCTCTCCTTGAGAGGAGGTTCCATTACGTTAGATGAGTTAGTATCACACTCTTAGTATCTGTATAGTAAGTATATATAACATCTTTATCTTATATGGTTGTTATAGTGTAGTACTAGTGTCCCCTAGTCACTAGTCGCTGTTTGCATTTGACGTTTATTCCAAGTCGACGTTTCATCTTTGCATCGGTCGGAACCAACTGGGGGTTGTTCCTCCCTGCCTAGTCCCAGTCCCCTAGTCGCCAGTCACTAGTCGCTTTATCGTCCTTACCCCCTACCCCCATTAATAGCACTTTTTGAATATCCTTGTCAAC